ATCTATCTTCGTACTGGACTCCCACGATGGTTGTCATCTCTACCCCCTAATAAGGAACCCCCCCAGAATACCAGTTCTGAGAGGGTTCTTACTGGGTGTCCAATTTGTCCTATATTAGGCGTTTTGAAAGATTTCCGCCCAAGTCTTAGGTCCAACAATGCCGTTTGAGTCTAAAGCATCAGCCTGAGTCTGAACAGCCATGACTGCCTTCTTGGTAAGTGGTCCATATTGGCCGTCAGCGTTCAAATGAAGGGCTGTCTGGATGGCGGACACGTTAGGACCTGTATCGCCTGGTTTAATCGTTCCTGGGAACGGTGGGATTGCTTTAGGGGCTGGTGTTGCTGGGTGTGAGTCAGCGGAGGCTCCTGCATAGGCTGGTCGGCCAAATCCGACCACAGTAGACCAGAGGTGACGTGAGTTATTGGCCTTGTAGCCACGGACGTTAGAAGCGACTTCTCCGCCGTTATTAGGGCTGCCCTTAGGCTTGAGGTCTGGAGAGGTATTGCCCTCTACAGTGGTGATTGTGCCATCGCCATTATCCTTGAGTACAACACCAACGTGCTGGATAGGTGATGATGGTGTGGCATTTGGGACAAATGAGAAGTAAATCAAGTCACCAGGCTGTGGGTGAGCGGTTGCTGCATCGGCCCATGTGCCTGCCTTCTTGAATGCCGCAGCACCATTTGGTGTGTAGACAGTGTTAGGAATAGTAACGCCAGAATTGTGGGCGCACCACATCATGAAGGAACCACACCATGGTTGGAAGTTAGCGCCAGTAAATGCGCCGTATGGTGTCTCGTTATCTTTTGGACCTTCAATAACGCCGACCTGTGAAAGCGCTACTTCGAGGAAGCGAGCAGCGGTTCCTGGTGTTTTATCAGTTACTGGTGGAATTGGTTTTGGATCTGCCATGGAATCTCCTTATAGGGTTGAGCCTTAATTGTCTCAGTGTGCTAGGTTTGCCACATGTCAAAAATAGTGAAATTAAGCAAAGAAGAAGTGAGAGCCTGCGCAGATGTTGCCCTCAATCGCTGGATGATGAAATGGGGCTCTGTAGACCGCCCTAACTATGCAGGAGATAACAAGGCAAAGTTAGAGCCAGAGATTGCCGCTAATGTTAGAAGCATCGTTGCTGAGTATGCCGTAGCCAAACTGTACAAGCAGGCATTTACATTCCCGTTCTACCCTAACGAAGAGCACCCATTTAGAAAAGATATTGCTGATGTGGGCACAAATATTGAAGTAAAGTCAGTGCGCACTCGTGATGAGATTCCTGTATTTCCCAAAGATATTCGTGAAGGATTTATTCTGGTGGGCGCTCGCGTGCTAGATCGCGACTACTACTCAGAGGTAGAGGTATTTGGTTGGATCAAGATGGAAGATGTGCAACGAGATGAGTGGCTCTATGCACCAGAAGGATCGTGGAGAATCCCACTAGATCAGTTTAGCGACGAACCTATCGCTTAGGTTCCCAGTGCTTGTGCTCTTGGCCTTCTTGGAAGGCGCCCTCGGCATGCATCTTCTCATGCATATCAGCAATTGCCTTAGGACCAACGCCACCCCAACCAGTTGCTGGTGAACCTTTATGGTAACTGTGGATATGCCACTTTGTTAGGTGACGGCTATTTGGTTGTGGAACCCACTTAGTTTTCTTTGGCTCTTCAGTCATTTTGCGATCTCACATATACATTTGCAGGAATCAACAGTACACACACCGCTCTCCATCTCGTGGAAACACTTTGCACAGGTAAACTTTACACTCACTGGTAACTCCGATCGCGCATCGCCTCATCAATAGAGCCGTGATGCTTGACAGGGAACAGGTGCTCTTTAAATTGCTCTGCTGCTAATGCGATGCGGTGATGACCACCAAGAACTTGTGGCTTGCGATTTGTGCCCTTAGTCATTGTCTCAACTGCAACGGTGCCTTGTGGTGCGCCCTTGGCCTTGGAGACAGACTCGATAGATGACTCTGGACGAATACCTTGCGCAGCAAGTTGTGGACCAGCCAGTGAGCGCCACGCGCCCCCGCGATCGCGCTCGAAGCGCTCCTTGCCGTAGCGTTCAACGCCAGTCATTTTGGCTTCTTTTAACTTACGCGCCCAGACTTCGTGATCGTTTTCACTTTCAAATATATTGTCAGGTTTAGGGTTTCGATCACCCTCGTTAGGAGCATAGTGCTCTTTGATCTCTCCACCAGTCATGAACATAGGCATATTGCCTTTAGCCAAGTCATGTCCTAGATTAAATGAGTTCTGACGCTTCTCTTCACGCTCACGATTAAACTTCTGAAGGTCAGTTTCTGGAGCAGGCTTCTTCATCGGTTCTTCTGAACCGTCGATCGTCATCTGACTCCATGCCATGGCATAAGTATGAAACACGGGGCGCATTTTTTAAGCACAAATGCTCTCGCGCCCCCAGGTTATTTCTTCTTAGAGTTCAGTACGACCATAGTCATCATCCAACCTGACAATGTCATCTTCACGCAATTGATCACCCAACTGCACCTCAATAAAGACCAGCGGCTCACTGTATACATTAGCAATACGATGAGCATCACCCTGCTCAATGACGAAGGCATCACCCACCTGGCATAGAGCCTCCTGGCCATTGAAGGTCACAATTCCAGAGCCAGAGACAATCACCCAGTACTCAGAGCGGTGCTCGTGGGTCTGGTAGGAGAGTCTATGGCCAGGTTCTACGGTGAGTGTCTTTACCTGGTGGTTTCCATTGGTATGGAGGATTTCGTAGGATCCCCATGGGCGGATTTCAGTCATTTCTTCTCCTCTTGATTTTCGGGCGCTTCTTCTGGGATATAGCGATCTTCTAGGTAGAACATGTAGTCAGTGATTTCTTCGATCTGTTGGATGAGATTGCCATCATGAGCAACATCACTCTTCAGGTCGAGTAACTTCTCTAGTACTAACTTCTTGTAATCCATTATCGGTTCACCATAATTACTGCAAGAACGCTTAGGGCGATTGCTCCTACCAATAGATAGGGCAGATACTTTTCAATATTCATCCCAACTCCTTCTCAATGGCTTGAATGGTAAAGCAGGGATAAACATCTCCGTCAATAGGGCAAGCCTCAACTGCATCGTGTAGTCCATAAGGGATGTCTGGCTTATGCAATTCCACTACTGCACGAAGGGCATCTTTCATAAAAATACCGTCAACAACTGTAAGGTTGTTTATACTTGCCAGCAATTCATCGTGTGTCATTTTCGTCATCCTTGGTTTGGTCGTAAAACATATTATTCATTCGATCGTACACCTCACTGATTTGATATGGAGGCGGTGAAAAGTCTATAGTGAAAGATTGAGGCTCTTTGGGCGGTTCTGCTTTCCAGCGCGTGTAGCCACGATAAAAAAGATAACCAAGACCTACGAGTAGTAGTTGAACTACCCAGTTCATGCATTTCCTCGTGCAATCTCAGCGGCATGTTGGAGGGCGGTGTTGATGTACTCTGCAGTCGCTAGAGTATCAACGTTATCTGTATCTCCAGCGCCTTGATAACTTTTACGAGCATACTCTTCGATCTCTTGGGCGATTAACTCCCTGACATCTTGTTGACTCACTCGCAGTTCTCCTTCATCCACTGGGCAAAGTACTCAGCGGCCTCTACCTCGTCGATAGATTCGTCAAAACCTTCTTCTGCCAGATACTCAATGAAGTCCTCATCAGCAACCATTACTGGTAGTTCTAGACCAACGTCAACTAGTTCCATTATGGCTTCACCGTCTTCTTAATGTAATCAAGTACTTCACACTCATCATCGCACAAGTCATTAACGACGATAGTTGCTACATAATCTGCTGCTACTGATTGTTTGATAGCGCCAACTAACTGTTGACCTAGATCAAATTCCATATCAAAGTACTTGATCCATGGCTTTCTTAATGTATAACCAAAGATTGTCATTTTTTGCCCGCCTCTACTTCCTTGCGCAGGATGCGCCGTTTATGTGTTCTGATCCTGTGATGATTGGCACAGACTATATCGCACTTCTCTAACTCCGCCATTACCTCTTGGAGCGTGTTGGTGCGATGCATCTTGGAGATCTCGGTGGCTTTGGCGCCTTTTACGTGGTCAGCATCTAATACATAATACGGATGCATGCCTGGATAGCCCTCATCGCGGCAATCCTGGCAACCTCGCTCTTCTTTATATGTATTGATGAAGTTCTTGAGGTTGGCTCTGTAGGTGCGACCGCGCTTGATGGTCTTCTCTTTCTGGCCGTGAGAGAACCAGTATGAGAGTGTGCTCTTTGATAGCCCTGTTATCTGTTGAATGGTGCGAAATGATTTGCCCTCTTTGCGTAAGGCGAACATCATCTCTTTCTGCTCTGGTGTGGTGTGCTTTGCCATGAGAGCAACCTACCACTAGATATGCTCCCAGACCTGGACTCGAACCAAGATACTTGCCTCCAAAGGGCAATGTCCTACCATTAGACGATCTGGGATAGGAGAGTGATCCTATAGGGAGTTGGCTGCTGCTGGGGTGTCTACTGGGGCTACGCCCGTGTTATCTGACTCAGTCCGCATTTCCTGCAGATGGTTTTGAAACTCTTCTCTAGAGAGCATTACATCAACTGCTTAAAGTGTGCTGGGTGGATATTGGTAGGAACGTAATCTTCTGTCTGGGGCGTTCCACGTCCGAAGTCCGTCATCATGGCTAGGTGACCACCAATACCCTGCTCTTTGTGTTCGGCTAGGTTACCTTGCCTATAGACCGTTACGGGGACGTGGGTTGCACCTGCCTGTATAGCGGCAGCCATTCTATGGTTGCCCTCACCGATATAGCCCCACTTGTTCTTGTGGTCATACGCCACCATGATGGGATTAGTAAT